GGATGGATTCGAACCATCTCAAAGGCACTAATCGGGTGCAAAGAGTTTATAAAACTCCCCTGACTACCAAGTCTCACGAGCAGATGATGAACTACTGAGCTTCGTTGTTTTGCTCAGTATGTATTCGTAGAATTTCATCATCAGCAGGCATCATTACTGCTGCCTTACCATCTTCTCTTACAATACCTATAGTTTCACCGTTTTCGACTCTTACCATAAGTTTATCAAAATTGTCTTCCCATTCTTTCAGGGTAAAAACTTCCATTTAACCTCCATCAATTTGACAACCTGCTAATGCTCCACCCACAATACCTAAAGGAATTGCCCAGATACGACCATCTCCACGAGAGAGAGCAGCACCTGCACCTCCTCCAGCAATACCACCAAGAATACTACCTTCAATACAAGAGTTATCGTCTACAGAGGAATTATGATCATTATAGTGCTTGTAATTTCTTCTGCAAGGTATTTCAACTTTATCACGATAAGACTTTACATAACCAGGTCTCTTGGAATTTCCTGGAACATACTCTTCTCTATAATTTGTACGGTAGCATTTATTTTCAGTAACACCTCCACGTTGATAATGAGTGACTTCAGCAAGTGCTGATGTTGGAGTGATAATTAAAAAAAATGCTAGAAGTGTTTTCATTTTTCTGATTAAGAGATTTGAATAAATTTTGGTATTTGTGATATTTTCACACAGGACTAGCGTAAATAAACTGATCGTTATCTAGAAGATTATCATCAACTGTAGAACGAATAAACTTTACAACATTAATGAACTCATCAGCAGTATCACAAACTAATTCTTGTTCCGTACCTTCATTAGAATAGATACGAATTGTTTTGTAGAGTGGATCTGCTACACATCGAGTCACATACTCTTGATCGTTCATTAGTGTGTTCGGTTGATTACTTTGTCAATATAGTTGATTTGATGTAGTAAGTCAACCCTCAGTGGACACTTCCTCTACTGGTTCAGTTACTGGTTCAGTTACTGGTTCTTTAGGTAGAGTAACACCAATTTCAGTAAGATATTCGATAATACCTTGTAGTTTCAGAAAGAGTTCTCTCTTAGATGTCATTTGAACCTGTAGTCCTTCAAGTTCTTTTTGAATACTATTACGACGCTCAATTAAATCTTTAAGGTGTTGTTGTTGTTGTTCCATAGTTTTTTTATGTATCAATTTTAATTGTACTAGATAATTAATTTTTAGTCAACTACTTCATCCTGTTCAACTACGAGAGATGGAATGTCTTTTCTCTCACCATAAACGGTGTAAAAACAATCAATAGGCATTCCACCTTTAGATTGCAATTGAATTGACTCCAAACTCCATCCCTTTACAATTACATCCTGATGAGCACCAATTGGTGTTAAGTTTACAGTAATAGTTTTTTTATCTACAAGTCCTTCCCAGTAATCAGGGAGAATGATTTCAGTCGTGTTTCTCACTCTTCCACGAACATAAACTCCTGCTTCTGGACCCTCCAAAGAAGAATAAACTAATCTTTTATTTTCTTTAGTTGGATGTGGAATATTAAATGTTTTGAGGTTAGTTGCTACAAGAGTAGATGCAGTTACATTTCCACTAAAATTAGCAGTTGTTCCAGTAATTTCTCCCGTAGATAAAGTTGCAGTTGTAGTATTAGCAGTTACTAAAATGTTATCAATTTTAGCATTGCTATGATACCTAGGTTTACAAGCATCTGGTGGATAATCTTCTTCCGTAAAACCATTATTCAGTTTTCCAATATAAGAATATAAAGTCGAAGGCGTTCCCCAAACTGCTCTATCAGTACAATCAGGACCAGGAGGTCTATTTCCTGGTGTAAATGCTGGTATTTCTGCCATTAGTTTTTGTCCTTATCAATGTTTACAACAGTTTCGCTTACCATGTCTCGAATTAATCCTTCAACATAGTTATGCTCGAAGTTAAATGAGTATCCTTCATTTCCATTTGGATAATCTTCATGAGATTCTCCTTCATATTCAACGATCAAGTCATCGTCTATTCTACGAGCAACAATATGATAATCGCCATTAATTTGCCCAGAAGAATTATTACTGACCTTAATTTGTTTATCAGTAATTTCTTTTATATAAAGTTCTTGCCATGAACCAATTGGAGTAATATTTATAGATAAATCTCCAGGTTTTATGAGACCATCCCAAAAGGTTGGAAGATTAATTATACCATCTTTAGGGATTCTCCCCCTACAATAAACTGCAATTTCTGGACCTTCAATGCAAACATGTCTTAATCTCCATCCTTTTTTATTTGGATGGGGCATGTCAAAAGGTAAGTCTTTTTTGAGTGCAAGAACATGTCTTCCACAACTACCTATAACCATGCCTTGTGCTAGAACATTAGCACCTACGACTGCATTAGTGGCAACATTAAGATCACCCAGAATACCAACACTACCAATAGTTGCCAGGGAAAATGGATTTGCTGGTGGACCATAACAAAATCCACCAGGAATAAATGGTGGTGTAGCGTCTGTATTGATCATTGGACCAATCATTACAGATGCCCAAGTGTTTGGGAAAATAGGAGCACCAAAAACAGATGGTCCTTCAATATAAGAACTTCCCCTAACTGCAGTAGGACCAGTTCCCATAACGGTAATGGGAAATCCTATCCCATGAATTAGATGATGACTCGATGAAAGAGTATCTACGTTAAATGACATTTTTATGTTACTCTACATTCTTATTATAGACTATAAAATGAAAATAATCAAGCATAACCTTGATTTTTAAAATAATCTACAGTCGATAATGGATTTGCTTTATCTGGTGCAAATGAAGATGCGGAAGATAATCCCTGAATAAAATTTGAGGTAAAATTAATCGCACCATTAGCTCTCAATTTTAATGTGAATGGAGTAAAAATATCAATTCCTGCTTTTCCAATAACTTTAACATTCTGTGTTTGTATGTTTACTGCAGTATTTGAATTTATCTCAACAATTCCCCTTGTATTATTAGTTCCATTTGCAATTAATTCAATGTCTTGTGCTTCTAACCTTAGTTTTCCATTGGGAGATTTTAAAATAATATCTCCCATTTCTGAATATACTAGAAATCCAAGATCATCTGGTTTTAAATCAGTTCCACAAATAACTTGATAAGTTCCAGGACACCTACTAGTGGTCCATCCTTTTCTTACACCATTAATATCTAAAGAATGATAATGACGAGCATCAAATGCTTGAAGCATTACACCAGATTGAACAGTAGTTCCCAAATCTCCTTCATCATCTAACCAAAGGTGCCCAAACTTAATCGTTCCCTTTGAACGGTGACCAGTTACATGATTAGTCCTTTCTTCTTTTTTACTCATAATTTTTTATTGAGGTACAACATCAAATTCTTTTTTTGGTGGTTGAACTCCCACACAATCAACTACATTAATCAATGGAGTTCCTTGTGGAATTTCAGGTAATACATCACCATCTCCATTTTCAGTAAGTCTTATTATATTAAAGACAGGAATAATGTTTGCATTAACTCCAGTATTGGAATTTATAAAGATTTGAGGGAACTCTACAAATCCTATTCCTGGATTTAGTATGTTAACTCTAATCAATCTTCCGGTATCATCATACTTAGGTTCTAATTCAGCCCCATTTGAAGGTTCTATAATAATTTGATCATCTGGTGAGTAATTGAATCCCGTATTTTCAATGTAAACATCACCAATTTCCAACACAACATTATATGTATTACTTGGAGTAAAAGTAGGAGTATCTACTTCTTCTGTGGGACAATAAGTTGCTAAAGTTCCAGACTCTTTAACTTCTATACCATTTACTGAACCTTTACCAATAATTGTTTGTAATAATTCACCATCTGATACCTTATAGATTTCTACTTGTTCTCCTAATGGAGAGAAAATTAAATCTCCTTTTAATACAGGAACATTACTACATGGGGGATAAACATTATATCCACCAGAATAAATGATTGTATCCTTAGGACCTGAGAACTTTCTTCCTCCTGCTCCAGTACTACCATCAGGTGTCGGAAGATAACCAATTCCAGAATCTACAATAATAACCTTATCTATTTTTCTTCCTACTGTAGGATTAATATCTATACCAGAAGAAAGTGCCCCATCAGGCCCTGAACCGCCAAGACCTTCTGTTTCATAGAAAGGATCAGTAAAATCAAATACATTTTTACTAGAAACTGGTGGTATCAATTCATTGATTAATGGATATTTTAGATTAAAATTAGGTTTTCCACCTCCATCTTTATTGAACGGAATAGTATTACCATCTTCCAAAACTGCAATTGCAACTGCACCAATACCACTTCCAGATTGATCAGAAATTACAATAGTAGGAGAACTCGTAAATTTAATACCAGCACCAGTTCCAGCACCAGTACCACCAGTTCCAGCACCAGTTCCAGTTCCAGCACCAGTACCACCAGTACCAGCACCAGTCCCAGTTCCAGCACCAGTACCACCAGTTCCAGCACCAGTTCCAGTACCACCAGTGCTCAAATCAATTGCTAAAAGTTCTCCACTTGCACTAATAATTGGATTTCCAATACCCATAACTTCACCTCTACCACCACCGATAGTCGATACTATAGGTGGACCAGAAAGAATAGGTCCAGATTCTAACCTAACATTACCGTAAACTTCTTCTAAATTATCACCAGTACCAGTTCCACTTTGATTTTCATTGGAAAATGAATTACTGAATTGTCCTTTAAAGGAATCACTCATACTAGATGAAGCAGACGCACCACTAGCACAAACATCACCATAAAGAAAAGTCCAACAATTAACTGTTGCACAAGATGCTTCTTCTTCACAAGAGAACAGTGACAAAATTCCAGTAAGTATGTCGAGTGCTCCAGATATTCCTCCGCCAACATTACCAAGTAATCCATCAAGAAGTCCACTAGTGAGATCAGTAAGACCTCCAGCAGTCATTAAATTAGATGCTGTAGATAATATACCTTCTGCAGCATCTAATCCTCCATTAATTGCACTGGCAATACCACCCAAACTTCCAGTCAAAAAAGAACCCATCATAGAGGATGCAGTTGAGAATAATGAATTTACTGAACCTCCTACCACATTAGTTAAAAAGTTTCCAACAAATCCCTTTACTGTTCCCATTATTTTATTAAAAGCACAAGAAAGTGCATTCAGAGCTCCACTAACAAGATTATTACTAGCAAGACTTTTAAGATTTCCTGGAAGAAGACCCAGTACTTTATCTAAAGCCTTATTCATCAAGTTAAGAGCAGTATTTCTTGCATCCGCCATTATTTCACGAACAAAACCAGAAATTGCATTTTGTGCGGTTGTTATAATAGATCTAAAGTTCTTTAATGCATCAGATGCTCTAGAAACAAAATCAGAAACCTTAGATAAGTTGATAAGATTCATTACCTCCTGAATGATAATTTGAATACCACTCAATGCACCACTTGATTTTCTCTTACAGTTAAGTGTTTGGGGCATCATAAATTTTCTAGATCCATCAGCTTTTTGTGCATGAATCATTACAGTATCAACTCTTGCTGACTCTCCTGCTTCCATAGTAGGTGTCTGACCTTCTGCACCACCTTCTGCCCACAATCCATCATTTGCAACAGGATCTGTTGGTTTATATCCAGTGGAAGCAATGTATCTTTGTGTTTCAGAAAAATCGTAAGGTTTTACTCTACTCTGAGAAACATTTGGTAAAGTGCAAATAATAACAGGTTCTCTTGCGCTTACCCCATCCTTATAAGTACCAATCACAAAAGAATTATTTGGTATTGTAGGAGTATTTACTGGACCACCCAGTCCAGTTCCTCCAGTAGGAGGAAGACCCACTTCTGCCATTACCAACTCAGAGTTTTTAACTCCATTTCCTTCTACTAATTGTGGATCATATCCCATAATCGCAACTTTACAGCGATAACCCCATCCAGCAACATCATCCCTGGTGTGTATTTTATGAGATTTTATTGAATCATCTTTTTGATTATCTTCCCACTCAGAACCACCAACAACCATACCATACCAAAAGTATGACTTGCTTCGACCAAGGTGTTCAGAATGAAATAAGTCTCCTTGCATTTTAATTAATCTTCGTAAATTCTACATTCATCAGATTCTGGATTCATGTCACAATAAATTTCTAATGGATTGGGATCATGATCTTCATCAGGGTGATTCATTTGATATTGCTCCAAGTCACCAAGTTCTGACTCAATGTGACGACGACGCTGTGGACTTAGATTAGGATTATCTAATTCATCTTTATCCGAATTAATATGTTGTTGTATAGTTCTATCTGACATAATTTTACTTTCTATAAATTGTGGAATCTCTTGATAGATGTAATGATGTATAAGTTGTACTTGGAGTTATTCTATGCCCCAAATCCATAATCATATAATTTCCACTCCTATTTTTATTTATCTCCTTTTTTTCAGGATCTATCTGAGGAAAATCAACAAAAATCAAATCTCCAACATGCAAACTTAAATCCATAGGAATTAAAATAGTAATTTGTATTCCAAACAACTGATTAAATCTATCAGCTGATTGTCTTACTAGTTCATCTATGTTGTAATTTCCATTCCCTTTTTTTATCTTAGAAAATGGTTTTTGTGCTTTCCAATTAGATCCTTTTGGTAGAGTACTAGCATCCCACATCCTCGTAGAATACCTTGTTGCCTGTTCTTGGAGTTTCAAATCACTAGCAATTTTATGAAATTCTTTTCCTGCATTATTATCTTCTTTTTCTTGACTCTTATAATCAAAGTCATCCTGTTCCCATTGTTTTAAGTAAGGATCCCATCTCCTAAGTTCTCTTTTAAAAGTAGCACCACTTAAAATTTCAGATTCGGAATTTGTTGAAATGTTTTCATAATAGTTAATTACCATAGAATCATAACCTTCAGGCACTTCATCCGTATTTGTATGAATGTATTTCTTCTTGACTTCTTCTTTAAATAAAAGATCTATAGACTTATAACGATATCCACCTACAGAGTTTGTTCCCTTAAAAACTTCATAGAATAAGTATCCAGCAAGAATTCCAGGATTTCCTTCGAATTCAGGACATCCTTTATTACACAAATTCACACAATGATGAAAAACTTTCTCGGAATAACCCAAGAAGTTATAAGGAATAATTGTATTATCAACTTCTATTACCTTTGAAGTTCCTAAATCTTCAGCAAGTAATGTTTTAATGTGGTCATGAGGAAATCCATCATACTTTCTAGTTGCTCTCTTAGAAACAAGATGATTTTCCATTGATTCCTTTGAATAGAAATCAGTAAAATAATTTACATAAGTAGTTTTAGGAGAAGTAAATTGTTCTCTCTGATGCTTTCTTATTCTTAACTGATAATCACCAGTTAAGTCTAACTCATTTTCATAAGAATCAGTAATCTTTAATTCTGCTTTTTCTCCACTAGTTAAGTTATATTCTTCATCTTCTGCAGTCATATCACTTGGATTATAACCAGCATCAACCAATTTTGCAGATGCTCTTACCGTAGAATCAAATAAACTTTCATACAAGACTAACTCAGGACATCTTGGACCAAAGTTTTCTGTTGGTCCATAGTTTGAAGTAATTTTAAACAGATCAATATTTGAATTACCTGCTTCTGTGTGATACCTAACTCCCATCTTAAGACCTACTTGTTTGATGTATTGGGTTCATACGACTACTCATACTATTTACCTCACTAAATTGAACAAATCCTCCCATTGAATTTTCAAGAGATGGACTCATTTGAGGTTTAGAAACTGGAACAGCAATAGGAACCATAACTACTTTTGTATTTGCAGATGGATTATTATAGGATGTAAAGGAATTTGGAACACTCATTGAACTTCTAGGACGAATTAATCCACCACCTTGATAGGCAACGTGAACATGATCAGAGTGTCCACCTGGTTCATTATATTCTGCAAGCAATTGTACTGGTGATACCCCTTTGCTTGAATTAAACTCATTAATCCCTGCGAGAATTTTTGTTTGATCGTCAGTTCCACTTTCACCATTTCTTTTGAATAATTTTGGTCCCCAACCTCCAATATCAATTGCCCTTGCTCCTTGAGATTCGTAATGTAAAGAATTCTCAGAGTGTCCACTTTCTTTTGGCCAAGGTGGATGTTCTGGATGCTGATGAGTACCTGAACCCCAATTCCCAAGACCTTTAGAATCTAAGAATCTTCCAAGTTCACCAGCAAGTTTAGACCCATTTCCCCTGTTATTAGAAGATGATTCTGTTGGTGCTGTTTGTGTTGGTCCAGGAAGTTCTTGTTGAGAAATTGGTGTAGTTTGAGTAGATTTTTCTTCTTCTTTTCTTCTACCCAGAGCATCATTAAAAGAGTTACGAATAGATTCGGGAGATTTTACCGGTTGCCCATAATAACTTTGATTTCCTTTTGGAGAATATGGAAAAGATGCAAATTCTGGAGCAAGTTTATCAAGAACATTTGTACTTAATCCTTCTTTAGATAAAAGTTCTGGTGTAACTCCTCTATAACGGGCAAGTCTCCCAAGAATCAATTTATCTTGAAGGGCAGGAGTAAATTTAGCGTCCATAGGAACACCTTGTTTTTGAATTTCCTCTTTCAAAGTATAAGACATAAACTGATATCTACCAGTCGCATCAGAGTCATATCCGTTTGGAGGAATATATTGTATTCCATTGAAAGTTCCAGTTTTTTGCATTTCTAGAACTTGAGCAACTGTCATCTCGCCCCTTTCAAGTTCTGGTATTACTTTTCCGCCATAGACAGTTCCATAACTTTTTGATGTTCCTTCTGCGAATGAAATTGAGTCTAAAAGTGCTTTTTGTTCAGGTGTTCCTGGTCCACCAACAATACCCCCACCAGCACCAGGACCAGGACCACCAGCACCAGGACCACCAGGACCAGGACTATCAGGACCAGGACCACCAGGACCAGGACCACCAGGACCAGGACCACCAGGACTACTAGTTGCAGTGGGACTGGCACTGGTGTTAGCAAATAACCCAAGAGGATCCCACCAAGAATTTTTAGATGCTTCTTTTTTATCTTGCTCTGTTATTTTTTTAACTTCTTCATTGTTAATTTTCTGATCCAAGAAAATTGATAACGTTTGAGCAGAAGTTTCAAAATCAGAATCCTTTGAAGAAATTAATCTCTTAACTTCACCGCCTCCTTCCATAGCCACAAGAGAATTCAATTTACTAAAAGATCCAGAAAGATTCTCAAAAGAATCTAAATTAGAAAATGACATTAAATCATAAGCAATAGCCTTTGTCAACATTTGATCAGGTTTATTACCCAAAGCAATGTTTAATGCAGAAAACATAGAACTACCAATGATTGGCACATCCTTTATGGAATTCGCCAAATCAATAATTTTCTTTGCTCCCTCTTTAGTATAAACTTTGGCGACATTTTTATTATCCTTGGCAGTTTGAGAAATATCTTGTATTTGAATTTTTCTTTTTTTAATCTTACCTGATATTGGATCATATTCAAGATTTTTATCTTCTTCTTGAACTGTTCCACCTTCTTGTAATTTTTGCGTTTCTGTTTCTTTTTTATTAGTTTTAGGACTTGGTGTATTTGAAGTATCATTTCCTCCAACTACCGTGTCATACAACCACCCACCAACATAATCTCCAAGCAAACCTCCAATAATAGTCCCAATAGCACCTCCTATTGTTCCACCAAGCAAAGTTCCAGCAATGGGAACAATACTTCCAACAGCACCAGCAAGAAACAAACCAATTGATCCACCAGCCCATGACCCAAGACCAGCACCAATTGCTCTCGCAGCTGCTCTACCAACACTTTCCCCCAATGCAACACTTATAACAAAATCTACAATAGGACCAAAAATTGGTATCCTTTTTGTAAAAGGTTGAATAAACTTCCCAGCTGCTAAAAAAGCAGTTTTTTTAGTGATCTTTTCTGCCGCTTCGCCTGCTAATGCTTTACCTGCACCAGTAGTAATGTTAGGTCTTGTTCTTAAAGGATTCCTAATGTCGGGTCTTCCTGCAGTTCCACCACCACTAACACTAACATTAGGACGATCTCTCAGAGGATTCCTAATGTCGGGTCTTCCTGCAGTTCCACCACCACTAACACTAACATTAGGACGATCCCTCAGAGGATTTCTGATATCAGGTCTATTCAGACCTCTACCACCAGTTGTTGTTACCTTAGGTCTCAATCCTTGTCCTGGTCTAGTTCCTGGCGTTTGTCCACCACCTTTACGACCACCTTTGCCGCCGCCAAAACCTCCACCAACAGCACTGGCCATTGAAATGATGAATAATAAGTTCAATAATGTTTCGACTGCACTAGTAAATCCATCAAGGACTTTTACTAATCCTTCTCCACCAATAGCACCAGCAAATCCCCTAATTTTATCATAAACTTTAAATCCAAAATCAACAAAAGTTATAAATCCATCTAATATAAATCCTGCCACATTAATAACGGCATCCATCACCTTCCCAATAACTTTTAAGAACCCCATTATCTGAGGAAGGAATTTTATAATTGTGGGAAGCATTTTTCCTATAGCAACCCAAAATAAGAAATTAAATACCCTTGACATAAGGTTATCAAATAATCCCTTTCCAGGTATGGGTATGTTAAATTTACCCTTATTCTTTTTTTCTTGAGGAGTTTTTTCTAATAATTCTTCTTTTTCTTTTCTACCTGCTCTCTCGGAAAGTTTTCTTTGTTTCTCTGCCTGTTTCTTTCTATTCTTATATTGCTCCCCTAAGAGATTTTCAATCCTTATAACTTTCTCTTTAATAGTCAATAAAGTACCATCAGCATCTTTAGTGGAAGATGATACTTCTGGTGAAGATGTAGGAGAATCAAAATTTATTGATTTACTTACTGGAACTAAAGCAGAAGATTTTTTATATCCTACTTTAGGACTTTCTTGTCGTTTTACTATAAAATTATTATTTCGTTCTTTTGCTTTACCAGAAAGCATTTTTTTAGCAGCACCTTTAGCAGCACCTTTAGCACCTTGAACTACTAGTTGTCTTCCTAATCCTGAAAGTAATGCTGGTAATGCCATTTATTTTATCCGAATGCAGAAATACCTATCGTGTCCATAAAACGTTGCCTTTCAGACAATCCTGCCGAAGAAATCGGAGAGAAAAATTCATCTTGTGTTCCATTAGGACTATTTAATCCACCAGATGATCCTCCCATTCCACCGAGACCAGATAATGGAAGAGTTTCTATGTCAATTCCACCAGAACCCTGTGTTTCATAAGGTAATATTCCCTCAGAAATATCTTTGTTTCTAAGACCCATCTTTGCTGGACTAGAATTAGAATCAGTATCAGCAACAATCCTATCAATTTTTTGAGGTCCGCCTAAGTCCATTACAGTATCAACAGGAAGAACATACTCTCCAGGTTGAGTTATAATTTTTTGTCTATCAGCACCACCAAGAACATTCATTCCACTATTTTCTTTAATATAACCACCACTTTGGTAACCCAACTCCTTCATCATCTCTTCTTGTTTTCTTCTTTTATTGTATAGTTTCCCTGCAAGAGAATTATCATTAACAGAACCTAATTCACCTCTAGTTGCTTTCTGTGCGTCACCACTAAACCAAGATGCTGGATTTAGTAGATTAAATCCACCACCCTTTTCAGTAGAACCATTAATTATTCCACCACCTTCTTTCTTCTGAAGTCTAGAAGCACCACCAAACAATCCAAATTTATCATACCATGGCCTCTTCTCAATCAGTTTTTGTTGATTTGTTTTTGGTTTTGGGATTGCTCCCTGAGTAATTTGAGGAATAGGAACAGGTTTAGATAGATCACCGCCTAATGCTTTAGTCGCTCCAGAATAATCTCCTTTATCAAATTTCTGTGTTGAAGATCCAATTTGTGCTGATGTTATAGGTGCTGGTGCCACTTCTACAGGATCAAATCCAAGAACATCTTTGTCAAAAATAATTTCATGTGTAGTAGAACCTTTACCTCCATGCATTTTTTGACTAATATCCAACAATGCTTCAAATGGTTTATAAATTGCTGTTTTCAAATCTCCCATTTGACCCCTTTCACCACCAGAAACTATAAGGTTTTTCTGAATTTCCTCTTCAGATGCACCTTCAGAAGACATTCTATTCCTAACTAATCTATTAAATTTTTCAATGTCTTTACTATTATCAATACCTAAAAATTTCTTAGATTTTGCCCAAGCCTGTGCCATAGATTCATCTGCAGGTCTATTTGTATCATACGCTTGAGACATTCCAATAATTCTGCCTTGTGCATCCCTCGTAAATTCAGAATCTGCAACTCTTCCCATAGTATATTTTCCAGCAATACCACCTGCAGTATCAGAATAATCCTCATACTCGATAAAATCCCTACCCTTTTCAGTTGCAGTTTTCTGAGCATGAAGCATCGCTCTCTGCATGTTTCTAGAGATACTTCTATCTGTTCTTTTAATACCCAAAAATCCAGATAAAATTGCAGGTAAAGCTTCTGCACCAGCATCAGCAAATCCCTGAACTGATGGGATGTTTTCTTCTATTTTTGAAGGAATTTTAGAAATACCTTCAACAACATTACTTCCATAATCAATTGCTGGTTGTGCTACTTTAGGAATTTGTTGAACGACATTACTTCCATAATCAATTGCTGGTTGTGCTACTTTAGGAATTTGTTGAACGACATTACTTCCATAATCAATTGCTTTCTGAGCCTCTTTATATCCAATATCTCCTGCTTTCAAAGCACGAGCAAGAGTAGGATTTGCTTTTGCCCATTCAACAAGATTACTATCTAAACCTGCTGCAATATCTTCCGGTGTTGATGGTTTTCTACGTTTTTGAAGTCTAGATTCTTCAGGACCTTCACCAATCCTACCACCATTAGCAAAAGCAGGAAGAACCAAACCTCCACCAGATGCTGTTTGAACACCTCTTACAGTCTTTGGTTTATTTGCATTAGCACCACCATACTGCTTATTTAATCCAAGAAAATGATCAGCACCAACAGCATTCACTGTTTCTTTATTAATAACAATTTCACCTGGTCTTGCAGCAATTAATTGAGTATCTACTCCAGCACCTTTAATGTCTTTACCACTTTCAGTAGTAATTTTTCCACCACGTTTATAACTTTTTGTTTCTCCAGTATCCAGTTTGTATAATTGTTCTTTTGCTTCGGAATCTTGACCTGTTAATCTTTCGTAAAAATTAGGTTCATTTGCCTTTCTCTCTAATTCTTTTCTTGTCCTGTTCTCACCCTTTTCACTTACTTCTTTTCCAGTTTTTCTTTCTTGTTCATCAACAGTTCCAGGAAATATCATTGGAATTGTTGCACCTGCAGTAAATAATGCAGTAGCTGCTGCTAGTTTTGGATTTCTTCTAGCAAACTTAAGTAAAGAAGGTATCGCAACTTTTAATAATCTAGCAACACCTTTACCAATTATAAAAACTGCCTTAGTAATCAGTCTACCAAGAGGATTTAAAAATATAAGTCCAGCAAGTATTGCAGGCCAAAATGTCTTAAGTAATCGTCCTAATGTTTCTACTTTACTTTGATTTTTAGGATTAGTAAACCAATCAACAAACTTCTTAACTACTTTTCCAAGAAAAATAATAGTTAAAAATCTTACAATTCTACCAAAAAGATCTTGAAGTGGAGAAAAGATTTTACTAGCAACTTTTGCTAATGATTTAATTCCTTTGGAGAATGTACTCTCCATTTTATTTTCTTTATCTTTTCTCTTTCCCTTTTCTTCAAGTTTTCTCTGCTTTTCTGTCTGTTTTTTGTCAAATTTTAATTGCTTTGAAAGTATTCCAATAATCCTATCAAGTGATTTACTTATACTCTTTAGGATTTGTTTATCACTTTGCTTACTTTCTTTATTTTCTTTATTTTCTTTACTTTTTAAATCCTCGACTTTTTGAGATTGTTCATTTATTTTTTTCCCTTGAAGAAGAGCATAAGCAGGTTTTTTTGTCTGAGCAGTATCTTTCTTTGGTCTACCAACATTAAAATTTGTAAAACTATCCTTACTTATTTTTTTCTTTATCTTAAAAGCACCTTTTCCTTTATTTCCTCTCGCTTTCTTCAGTTCCTCACGAAGAAGCATAGCATCTTCAGTAGAGGAATCATCAGTACCTTTACTAACTTCTATAAGTTTTTCTTTCAATAAGTTTGCATAATCATCATAGTCTAAGTCAAAAACATCATCAAGTCCAAGCAGTTGAAGTATTCTAGAATCTACGTCTTCAGTTTTTGAATACTCAGTAAGTTTTCCTGGAAGCGTAGATGATGCTTTCTTTTTAGGTCTTCCTCTTTTTCTCTTTGTTTTAGTTGCAGTCTTTTTATTTCCAGAAATCTCATTCAAAAGATCATCAAGACCTTCTGGTATTTTATCTTCAGTATTTTCTTCTTCTTCAATCATACCAATTGCCATTTCATGCAATTCGGTATTATTTCGTCCCATTACAATTTGGCTATCCAAATCACTTTGTTCTTTATCACCTAAAGAATTATAAAATGCAGAAAGAATTTTAATTTGCTTATCAGAAAGTTTATCGACAATTTTCTTGCCAATTTTAACTTCGTATACTTTTCTTAGTCTTTCTGCTTTACTAGCCATTTGCTCTTCTTTGGTTTTCTCTCAGTTTGATCTTTTCTTCTTCTTCCTCTAAGTGATTTTTAAGAAGAATAACATAAATGTCTCGTTCCCATGGCATCATGTTTTCAATTTCTGTTAATGAGTATTTATGGTACTGCATTAAAGAAAAATTTAGTTTTAAATAATTCTCAAGACTCATGTGAGACATTCCTAGCCGAAAAAACTTGCCAGTCCCTCCAATACAACTTCAGACTCAATACCAGTCTTTGGATTACTGACATTAAACTTGTGAGTTAACTTAGGCATCGTATTGAAAAATTCCTCAATTTCTTTAAATTGATTTGTATTCATCTGGTCAAGAAAATCAACAAGTTCTTTTTTAGTTACATCAGATGATGTCCAAACTTCTTCTTCCGTAAAAATCTTATCAATACAAGATGCAATCAAATCAAACGACTGGTCGATGTTAGTGTTATTAGAAATATCAAAATTATTCTTAATAAACTGATCGAGAGATGGATATTTCATTTCCATCATTACATTATCATCAAGTTTAATGCGGTTATTATGTTTATCGTTTTTGATTACTTGAATTTCATCAACATTAATAGTAACAGGAACTTCAGTTTTTCCATCATCAGGGCAAATAATATTCACATCAATTTCTTCTCCAACAGATTTAGATCTGATGTTTAAGAAAAGATATTCAATATCAAATGTAGGCAACGTTTCGACTTTAATTCCTCTGGTTTCAATACAATTTTTTATAACAGTTTTAACCGCATTTGTAATTTGTTTTGTATCCTCAGATTCCATAGCGATTACGAGAACTTTTTCTTCTTTGACAAGAAAAGGTCTGTATTTAATTGTTTTGCCGGTAGAAGGTAACACTAACTCATAAGTTGGCGTAACAATTTTAGGTAGTGGCATAATTATCCAATAATGTATTCAGATACTTTATTTATTACATCTATTTAAGGTCTAAATGGTATCACTTCAAGGGGGATAGGACTTCTTTGAGTGGGACTTAAAGGTCTTTGAAAAGGATCAGTAAAATCTAAATCAAATGGATTTTTAGAGTTTTGTGATGCATCACCTTCAGAAATTCCCGTCTTTCTTTTTAAAATGTATCTACTAAATGCAAAAGAAACTGTACACTTAAGTACCTGAGATTGATCATAAGAAACAGGCATGGTATTAATAGAAATCGGAAATGCCTGCAAAAACATATACTCCAAATATTTCTTAGTAGATTTAGATGGATTAATAGTAACCAAATCAATATCTCTCTCAAATTTAGTAATAAAAATGTTTGTCATGTATGTTTCTGGGAATTTTGCTCTATAATACCAATTATAGGCATCAAGAGAAATATCACGATCTTCTTCATTCATTATAAAAGACTTCCATTGCTCAAAAAACCAAATTAATTTATATCCATGTTCAGAACCTGATTTTGGAGCATCAACATAAAATGTGAAAGATGCAGTGTCATCAAATTGGCGACGATAAGCATGTCTTTCAGTTACTCCATGATGATTATCTTGAAGTGTATTTGTTGCCATTCTAGACCCTGGAAGTGAAGTTTCAGTGCAAGAAAGAGTTATCAACCTTTGATTATTTGGATCTTGAGGATTCAAATTCCTATTAGACAACCAAGAAACCACATCATTGGGTGGGTTAAAATGACATTCAAAGTGAGAAGTATGAGCAGGTTTCAGTAACTTCTCTTTGATTGTAGAAGCAGCAGTTCTTCTAGGACTAGGAGCAGATGATGATTTTGAACTTTCTCTTAGAGTATTATCAAAGTTACTTGCTGGTAATGTAACATTAGAAGTAAACAAATTTGCATTCAATAAATCGTTATCAATTTCTGTATTAAAAATTCTTTCGGTAGGAATGTCGAAATTAGTGGGAAGTCCAGTTCTTGGAAATGAATTTGACATTTCTATAAATACTTTTTGGTTCTTATATATTATGTATGCGAGAAGGGAAATATCATCAAGGAAGATTTCATCCAAGATTTCCTAACAAATACAAAGGTGACTCAAGAAACATTATCTATAGATCTTCTTGGGAACTAAAATTTATGAGATACTGTGATCGTAATGATAATATTTTAGAATGGGGATCAGAAGAGTTTTTTATTCCCTATTTTGACCCAACAACAAATAAAGTTCGTAGGTACTTTCCAGATTTTATTATGAAAATAAAAGAAAGTAGTGGAGCAATCAAAAAATATTTAATAGAAGTCAAACCAAAAAGACAAACAGTTATACCAAAACAATCAAAAGGTAAGAAAAAAAGAACCTACATTAATGAAGTTGTTACCTATAATAAAAATCTTGCCAAGTGGAAAGCAGCCCAAGAATGGTGTGAAGATAGATTGATAGAATTTAAGATAATTACAGAAGATGAATTAGGTCTATAAATAACTAAAAAATGCTATGGCACAGAGACCAATTATACCAGGTTGGAGTACGCCAAATTTAAATAAACCTGAAGAATACTCTTCCGAATTTGTTCAGGATGGGAAAAGGTATGCTGTCGTAGTAAATGCTTCTACTGGGCAAAGACAACTATATTTTGTAAGTCCTGGCATTCTCGGAATAAACTCAAGGTCATTATTACAAACAACAAATGCAGATGGAAGTATAGTTCCTCCAAATCAACAAACTCAAAGAAATCTTGATGATTTCAAAAGAACACAGGGAGGAAATGAAGCATTAAAAAAAGCACAAAATACATCAAAAAGACAAGCATTATTTGTTATAGAAAAAGCATCTACGCCAGAAGAAAAAGAACAATTAAAAGAAACAAAGGAATATAAATCAGGGTCAAATACTGAAGAACAAGATCCAGGCATTGATCCAGGTAAAATAATAGAATTTGACACCGAGGATATTTCTAAAAAAACTCCAATTGAAGTAGGAACTGTAATTACTTATCCAGACGACATAAAAAGTAATCAACAAGATAGGATTAAATTTACAGCAGTATCTTTGACAAAAAGAACAATTAAAAATCCACTTGAATATAAATCAGTTGGTGGAAATGTTTATGTCTCTATTCAAGGACCAATTTCAGATTCAAATGTAGTTGGATGGGGTGATAGTAAATTAAGTCCTACTGATGCTGTTCTATTTGATGTTGCATCAGGTCTTATTGATGGTGATACTTCTAACGCAGAAGGAAGTGTTAAAAAAGAATTAAGTCAATTAAAAGGTAATATTACAAATCTTACAGCATCTAAGGCTGCTAATAACCCGGATTTATTTACAAGAGCAACGCAACAAGTATTCAATCCAAGTTTAGAACTCATCTTCAAAGAACCAAAACTTAGACAATTTGCTTTTTCCTTCAAAATGTCTGCAAGAAATGATACGGAAGCAGAAAATATTAAAAAAATTATCAAATACTTTAAGTATCACATGGCAGTAAAAGGAAAAAGTGGTGATTTATTTCTAAAAGCACCAGATGTATTTTGGATTGAATATCAAAAGGGAACTGGAGAAACTCACGAATCATTAAATCTAATTGCTCCAGGTAAAATAAAACGTAAAGCATGTGCTTTACAAACTTTTAATGTAAATTACACTCCTTTAGGAACATACATGACTTATGATGATGAAAAATGCACAATGGTGCAATACGATCTACAATTTGCATTCAGTGAAATCACTCCACTATATCAAAGTGATTATGAAGACGAACTTGTAGAAGACCACTCAATAGGATATTAAAATGGCAAGACAATATTTCAGACAAGTTCCTAATTTCAATTATGTTGATAGAAATTACAATAGTAAAAGCATTGGTAATTTCACAGAAGTAAAAAATTTATTTAAAAGAGTTAAACTTCGTGATGAAATTTTTGAAGACTTAAACTTCTTTAGTTTGTATTCAATTATAGGTGATGAAAGACCGGATAATGTTGCAAATAAAATATATAATGATCCTAAATTAGATTGGTTAATTCTATTATCTAATAACATTCTTAATTTTTATAATGAGTGGCCAATGTCAAATGAAAACTTTGATAACATTATGCTTGAAAAATATGGTTCTTATGAAGAATTAAACTCTATTTCTCATTATGAAACTGAAGAAGTAAAAAATTCAGTTGGAAAAGTCATTATACCTAAAGGTACTCTTCTTTCATCAAATCTAGTCATCGATTATCGCAAATTAATTGTTAATGTAGATGGTGGATACTCTACAAACCCAGATTTTGAAAACACAGTTCCTTACTTTATAGAATTCTATGATGAGGGTACTGGAAATGATGTTCTCGTTTCAAACATTACAAACCCAATTACATTTAAGGAAGTAGAAGAAAGAAAAGAAAATCAAAAAAGACAAATTTATCTCCTAAAAAAAGAATATGTACCTATAATTTTTGATGATCTTGATAGAATTATGAAATACAAAAAAGGTGCCACTCAATTTCTGAGTGACACCTTAAAGCAAGGAGATAACATCAAACTTTATGGTTGATTAATCATCCATAAGTCCTTGGAACTTTGACATGATTTCATCATCATCATCAGAACTTGAACTAAGATTATCAAGTTCCTTTTTCATAGTATCAGGAAGTTCAGAAGTATTTTTACTCTTCTGATAAGATGCCTCCAGTTCTTCTACAACACTATCTTCTTTAGTGCGCTTTGGAACATAAGACTCATACTCTTCCTCTTGATCATAAGATGAAGTCTTAGGAGCAACTTTTCCAATACCAAGAACCATGTTCATACGCTTTTCAAGATCTTCATAAGACTTGAATTGATCTGCATTGACAATTGCAGTAAGAGAATGCTCTTTATTCCATAATGCTTCAATAACTTCATCATCTTCTAGAATAGGAGCAGGACTAGCAAACTCAGAATTATCATAATTCCAATAACCATCCTTCTTCACAATCTTCAGCTTGAAGTTTGCACCTTCCCAAAAGTCAAAAGGATTGATTGCTTCTTCATCCTCAAACTCAGGTTGCATTGCAGTAAGAATTTTATCAAAGATTTTCTTACCATACTTGAAAAGGAATACTTTACCCTCATTTTCAGGATGCAAGGGATCCTTTACCACATAGATGTTAGAGTAGTAAGACAACTTACGCTTACGGTCGCGAACAATATCTTGAACTTTCTGAGGACATCTCTTAAAATCACCACCGTGCTCATTAACAAGACTGCGATTTAAATCACTTACTGGGTCTTTCTGTCCAATAGATGTACGAGAATTTTCAATGTACCAACCTCCAACATCCTGGAAAGCGTGATTGAAAAGTTTGACCCAAGGAACATCCTCTCCTTCAATAGCGGGAAGAAAACGAATAACTGCGCTTCCAGTTCCACCTTTACCCATTTCTGGTTTCCAGAAACGTTCATCGACAGTTTTTGATCCTGTACCCTTCTCTACTTCCTTTACAAGTTTTTCAGTGAGAGAACCGAGTCTAGATTTTTTCTTAAGATCTGCGAAAGACATTTGTTTTTTACCTTTTTTTATGTTTGGCCTGTGTGGGTTAGCTTTGGTGCGGGTTCCCTAGCCGCTGAAGTCATTATAGTCTACTTATGACTGCTTGTCAATCTCCTCTTTCAATGATTCTAAAAGTTTTTCCATGTTTCCGAACATGTATGAAATGTCCATTCCTTCTTCAAGACCCATCATCTTAGCGGAGTCTATAATTCTATCCTTCATTTCTTTTGCTTCAGGATCATCAGAAAGACTCATGCGAGTATAAAGAACTCTTTGTTTCTCAAGAAGTTCTTGTAAAAGATTGACATGATTAATTTTAGCATCTTTATCCATTTCATAGAACGTAAAAACGTTCCTGTAAATGTCTTCTTGCAGTTCAGAGATTTTTGTAAGTTCTGATCTTACCATTTCAGAATCAAAGAAATTCAATTTACGCACTCCTTTAAAATTTTTTTATATTTAAATTTATCAATTTTTATAAATGGAGAGTATTTACGAATTCTCATAGAAATAAAATCCCAAATAGGATCTTTCATTTTTTCATCATAAGTTTTTCTAAGGTCCAAAAGTTTATCTAAAATGATTAAAGTCTCCAAAGTAATTTCTTTTCTTAGAAACTTTTTAACAATTAATGGATGAGAAGATCCATTAGTTTCAAATATTTTATGGATGTCATTATCAGAAAACAATTGATAGATATCAGACTTAAAAACATGTGAAAGTTCCTGAATTTTTTTCTTCCATTTAATATAAGAAGATTCACCAGTTTTAATAATTTCTCCTATCCAGAGAGATTGTGGATCATCACAAGATGCAAAACTAGATATAAAAAACTCTAAAATTTCTTGATCATTTTTCTGGCGACTCATCTTCTCAAAGAAAAATCTATCTTTTCTCTTATAAAATGATTGAATTGATGATCTAGTCTTACCCTGATACTTATGATAGTCATAAGTATCTTTCGTAAAATGATTTTTTAATGCTAAGTATGTTTTATAACAATTATGAGGATCCAATTTCAAAATTTTAATTTGGCTCTAGAAGTTCTTTTTAAGAAATTTAAGTCAATTGCTTCACATTTAATTTTTTCTTTAAGTGGTTTAGGAATTAACTTAGGAATTGAATCTAAATCAATTTTATTCTTTTCACAGAAGAAAATTATAGCATCAATGTAATTTACACTTTCATCCTTAACAATATCTTCAATTTCTTGTGCAAATTTTGAAGGGCAAAGAAACTTTGACTCAATCTCTTTTGATAATTCTTTTTTGTAATCTATTTCCATTAATTTTATTAAATTGATTGGCAAAATGTTTCTCTATAATTTAATCAAATGTTACCATAATTAAGTACTTAGGTCAAGAAGTTTTATCATTTACAAATTTTTCAATATATTCAATTAACATACGAAGATATTTTTTCTTATCTCTTTCTTCATATATTTCTACTTCTCCATTTTCACAGGTCATAATAATCACAAATTTTTTAACCGAAAGTCCAGTCAATTCATGGAGCATACATGCATAAGCACAGCACTGGACGAAGTAACCATCAATCCAATCTCTTGGTTTTGGTTCTGCTGATGTCTTAAAGTCAATAATTGCAAGTTCTCCATCAAACTCAGCAATACAATCTACAGTACCAGCAATACCAAGAGCAATACTGTATAATGCTCCTTCTAGAGTATGAATCTTATTTATACGACTCAGAGCAGGTTTGGAAATTTTAAAGAGCATTTCCGGAAGTGGCTTTGTTGGAGGTTGCTCTTTATTTTTAAGATAATGTTCAATACAAAGATGCGTATCAGTGCCGCGGCTGGTTGCTCTCTTTGTAATCCTATTTGCTTTTTCTACACCAACTCTTTTTCTCCAGTTTATAAAAAAGTCTTTTTTATAATGACTAATAACAGAAGTAATGGATACAAGTTTTTGGACTTTTTCGCCGTTTTTTACTGTATAAAAACGAAGTCCATCAATATTCTCCCTATCAAGTGTAGGGAGATTCAAATCAACATGCTCAAAAATCATATTTCTAATTGTGTTTTAAGTTCTTCTTTTGCAACCAAGTATTCTTTACAGAGACCAGAACGAACGATGTCTTCGACACCAAATTCAATAATGTCAACTGAAGGCATTGATTGTAGAATTCTCATAAAATCAATAATGCCATTCTTTTCTCTCTCCTTTATAAGGTCTGTTTGAGTTGCATCTCCACAGAACATAATCTTAGAATCTTCACCAACACGAGTAATAATAGAATCAAGTTCATGAAAATTCAAATTCTGAAATTCATCTACAATAATGATTGCTTTGTCGAGTGTAGTGCCACGAATAAAAGATGTGCTCCAAAAAGAGATTGTTCCTTGTGTTTTTAAATTAGCATAAAGCATTTCTGCTGATGCTTCATCTGACATCTCAAACATGTACTTTACCATGTTCTTGTAAGGAATTTGATAAAGAGATGATTTATCTTCATGATCTCCAGGAAGAAAACCAATTTCCCTAGTAGCAACAAGAGACCTTACAATGTAAATTTTTTCATAAGGTGTCTTTACATCAAGAACATCTAACAGTGCGTTATAGAGTGTGATAAAAGTCTTACCTGTACCAGCAGCACCATAAGCAACAATGTTCTGATCCAGTTTATACTTATTAAATAAGAGTTCTTGATTATCAGTTAATGGATCAATTTTTTTAACAAAATCTAGATTAATTGGTTTTTTTCTTTTCATGACACGATTACTCATACCAAATGGAACTGTGCTTGTACTAATACCTGTTGACTTTTTTCTTGCCATATAATTTAAGTAGATTAGATTTTTTTGACTCTGGAACCGGGCATTTTATTTGCTCTATCTAGAACTTCATTCCATCCTGGATGCTTATTAACTAGTTTATCTCTCCATTCTCCAACATCAGTTGCCATAGGTGCCGTAGAAGGATCTGACCAGTCTCGTGTCCATTCAGGATTATTATTACACCATTTTGGCCATTCATGAACACTTAGAACTACTTCCTTTTGTTCTCCAGTTTCTTTATTAATAATTGGGTATGTTGCCAAATTTCTCACCTCCTAAATGATGTATTTGTAACAGGATAATTTATTTATGGGCTAAGTTTTGCCCTGTGAAGACGCTTGGTTTCATAATACTCCCATACTTCTGGTGCCCATTCTTTGATAATGGGACACATCTGTTCGCAGAGTGCCTGAATTTCAATTTGTGCATCAAGTTTTGAACGAAGATCAAGGAAATGTAACACAGAACGAAGATTGAATGAAATTACAAAGTCCTGTCGAATTGCTTGCGGAAGATAATCACGGATGTGTTCTTCAGAGGCTCCTATTTCGTGATAATCATTTGCATACTCTTTACATGCAGCGAGAGCAAGTCCTAGTTTCCTTTGACGATTTTCTTCTGTCCAATCATACTTCTTACCCTTACGATTGGTATAGAACCCCGCAGGACGCACGTAGAAGACATCTTCAGGACTTAGTTCACCTTCTGCAACCTTAAGAACACGTTTCCCAGTGTATCGTTGTGACTGCACATCAAAACTTACACCAACACGATGAGTTCTTGCCTGAACCATTACATTATGAACATAACCACTTACATTCATAATCAATCCAGGATGTTCCAAAGGACCATAATGACCCCTATCATTTGCAAGAAGTTGCTCTACAACCCACTTCCCTGCTTTTTCTTCATCTGGAGGTGTTTTTGTATAAATTGGATGTTCTGAGTAATCTTGTTTTCCTGCATACCATACAATCTGTTGAGGATTTGGAATTGCTCCAAGTTTTACAACCTTAAGATTTTTATCCATCTCAAGGAGATCTTTTGATTTTACTGGTTTCATTCTTGGATCTCTTTCTTGAAAAATTTACGACACTTTTTAACTTCTTTCAGTTCATCTTTAATCATCTGGTATGCGTCTTCAGCATTAATGCGTTTAGACATTTCCATAGCAGTGATAATTTCAACTCTTGTCCCAAAATGTTTGAGTGCTTCCTCAAAGCAATTTAATTCTTCATACATTATGGTTCCTCATAATAATCAGGTTCATAACTTTTGTCTTCTTTCATTCCAGAAATAAGTTCATCAAGTTTAACTACATTAGTTTCTTCACCAATCTCAATTTTGAGAAGATTGACTAATGATTCCATGTTGCGAACAATAAGTTTTACTTTTTTTACGTCCATAAAGTCAATCCACTATATCCATTTTACACAAAAAAAGGAGGATAGTCAATCCCCCGTTAAAGTTTATTTTAAAGTAAGTTTATTTCACTTAGTATAAGAACGACCACGATAACAGAATGTACCGTGAGTTTCTTTCGATTCTACACAACGTGTATTATAATCAACACCACGATAAGCGGTATGAGTAATCTGTGCGTCATGTAGTGCAGATGCTTTATTGATCTGCTTCTTGATGATGTTAAGTGTGTTCATTTTTTACTCCTAAAGTAGTTGGATTTTTAGGCCCGTTCCTTTAGTCGTTTGCGTCCCAATAACATTCAGGATTTGACTCCTTCATTGTCTCAACCAACTCAATCTTAAAAGCATTACTAATGTTCTCATTTTTCTGCATACGCAAAATGATAGCATCAGTTTGCTGACAGGTGAGAGTTGTGTAGAATAATAGTTCTAACATGGGATGAACGCTCCGTTCCGCGACTTACTTGCGTCCTGTAGAGTCTTTATATGCTATGAGCATAAAAACTACCACTTGGATGAACGATAGGTCTATAATAGACCCTATACTGTATTTAGTCAACATCATTCAAGGAGTGGTGTGACAATTTTATAATCGACCCTACAGACCAAAAAAATTGCCGAGATTTTTATCGACCAAAAATGGAATTAAAAGTCAATTTTGGTTTTGAGTCCCTTCCTCAACAAGTTTAGTTACATAATTTTCAGTACCATCCATAACTTTAATGTTATAGATTGGTGTCTTCATATACCTCTTGATTTTCTTGTACTTTTTTAAAAGTACATCAACTTCGTCTTGATTAATGTTAATTTTAAGTTCAACTTTTTCCTTACCAAATCCTTCACTCATCTTTTTTTCTTATCTTCTGGTGCTTTATATCCCCAAAGTTTTGGATTAATTCTTCCTTGTGTTTGGGTAATGTTAATTAAATCTTTCTTATACTTGTCCCAATACTCATCAAAAATCTCTACTTGTTTTTGGCAAGTTACAATATCAAAATGAGTAGATCCCCCTTGAAGATACTCAACAAGAAATGCATTAGTTGGTAATGATTTATCTTCAGAGATACTTGGATCACAATCTTCTTGAATTACTTTAATATCTTTTGACATAAAAAATTAAACTCCCCACTTAATATCAGGGTATGCTTCTTTTACATTTTCAAAGGTAATTTTATACACATCAGTTAGTATTTTATCTTTCGTAAGTATTAAAATTTCGGCTTCTTTTGGATGAAGACCTTGAAGAATGTTAATAAACATTGTTTCACGGCGAATAGAAGACAAAGAAGGATTTCCGTAACGATTTCCTTTTCGAATAAAATTATACAATTTGTTATACTCTGACCGAAGAGATGTTTTACCTGTTTTCATGTCTTCCTCCGCACCATTATAAGAAATGGAACGATCACCAGTTAGTTTACTATTTAAATCTGAACTTAAAGTTCCACCAGTTGCAGTCATTTCACGAACATCTGCAAAAGGAACTTCTCCTTCAGGTAAAAGTGAAACGATACTATCATCAAAGTTCCACATAACAATAGAAATTATAGCATCATTACGATACTCTTTAAGAACTTCTACTTTTTTTGCTTTACTTCTTTGCTTTGATGCAAGTTCAAGAATTTCATGCTGAAAGCAATTCCTATCTAACTTTGGGAGAGTGGTTTTTTTAGTCTTCGTCGTCTTCGTGTTTGTCATAGTCATTTTCATTTTCAAATCTTACAGCAATTACTTCATCTGGAATAACATTTCCATCATTATCAAAAAATTCGGGGTGAAGGTTAATTGGTTGGTTTTCCAAAAACGTCCTATATGCTATCCAACCTACTATACCACCGACAACAAAGAATAGCAATGTCATCATTATAGAGATGGTGAGTATGAATGCTTGTTCCATTTTTTTCTCCGAGAGTTACCTTCTGAAATAAAATGCTCCAAAAAAAGGAACATCTAAAAACTAACCGTTTTTTAGTACCCCTCCATTCTATTATTATTTAGTATGATTTTTAATCTTTCCTTATTAAAATAAATTATTATTTCTTAAATACCTTACTGTTTCAGTGCATCCACCAAGATTAATCTCGTTTAATACAACTTGAGGAAATGTTGATCCTTGTTCAAACTTATCATAAAACTGAGTTCGTGTAAAGTCCTCATCTAATTTATAGATAACATGTTTTTGTTCAGAAATCTCAAGAACTTTTTGAATTTTAGTACAAAAAGGACATCCGTCTTTAGAATAAACTACAAAGGTCATAGTATTATAATTGATAGTGATTAAAAAATTAAAATATACAAGATAAGTCCTACATTCATAAGTAAAGAAAGAACTACAGAAACTTTAAGGTCTTTCTTTTCTTTATCAGTTTCCTCTCCGGTAATTTGTAATGCCATTTTATCTCTAACGGCATTGACTCGATCATCATTATACTGCTTAAAAGATCCCTTTTTTTCTACTTTTTTATAGTAATGAAGGGCATTCAGAATGATTGTATAATCTTCAAATGATAAAAAAAATCTATTCATCCATCTTCAGTTTCTTACGCAACTCTCTTTCCATCTTAGCATACTTTCGATTCATTATCCAGTTTGTAATCGGGTTCTTTGGATGAATTTTTGCCATCATATAATATCTTTTAATGTTTACTTGAATGACTTGCAATTGTAAACTGATGTATTTTGCTACATTGTCATCAATAATTATTAAGTATGAGATAATTGCAAAAATTGTAATTATAGTTAAATTTACTGGGTTCATATTTTTTTAATTTTACTAAAGCATACAGAGTTAAACCACCCTATATTATTATAAAGTTTTATTTTTGTATGTTGAGAATGAACATCTACTTTCTCAATCACATATTCTTGACCAACTGTGAGATGGGAAGTAGGATCATCATTATTCCCCCACCTTATTTGTTCTTTAGAACATCCTATGTATTCTACTATAGAGTTTTCTTCATAATAAATTGAATTAATCATGTTATTTAAATAAAGGAAAAAGAGGGGGAGGAGTATCATAATACCCCATATTATACCAATAACAATCAATCAATCTCAATTCTTCACTGACTGTATTATCATCATTATAAGGGTCAACTAATGTAAAATCCTTACAGGTTCTCACAATCTCTTGTGGGACTTCTATTTTTGTCCAGGTATTAGGATCGTCAACAAAAACTGGTATCATACTACAACCTGTTTCCATGCTTTCTTAAAGTTTTTATCCCAGTTTTCAGTATATACTGGAAGGAAGGAATTTAATGCATAACAAATATCAACAATTTTCATTTGATTTTTTTCATCTACAGCCTCTTGCAATTCATCTAACATAAATTCTATCGTAGAAATACGGGAAAATGATTGCTCAAGATTGTTCATGACTGTCCAAATTCTTTCTTCAGGCATCAGGTTTCTCTTGTTTATACCCATATTCTATCACAATTTCCTTGTGTGTGCTCACTGTATCTGATAAGGATCTCTGATGTATTTTGTAGTCATGACCCTCT